GTCGACATCGAAGCCTTTGCCAACCCGGAGGTTGCCTAAGTGGTCAAAGGAGATGAAGAAAACGCGACCCCTGTTGGTTTCGACCGTTTCGTTGGCCGGGAGGGGAACGCCGCCGTTCTCGGGGAGGGCGTTGTAGTTGGTCCCAGAGCCGACGTACTCCATGTTGTGGCCGCCCGTCGAGATCTGGGAGCGGCGCACGAAGTTGATCGTCGTGCCGTTGGGAATAGCAGTCGAAAGGGCCGGGAAGAAGTTGACCCGGAAGCCGGCTTGACCGCTCGTCAGGGGTACTGAACCGGTGACGGTGTAGAAGGAGCTACCGATCTGCATAAGCAGACCGGGCAAGGGACGGGCGATGTTCCCGAAACGGGGATTGCTGATGTTGACGACGTTGACGTAGGTCGTCGTCGATCCCGCCGCTGTACCGCTGAAGACCGGGTTGGGGCTATAGCCGTCGGCCCATAGGCCATAGGTGCCGAAGTTTGTGGTCGAGGCTGAGATCGAGGCTTGGCCGCCGGTCTCGCACTTGACGTGGTACTCGCAGAAGGTGCTGAAGAACGAGACGAGCTGGGCGAAGCCGTCGTTCTTGATTAGGCAACCAGGGCCACCGAGGTTCACCTGGGTGAACGAATCGACCACCATCGAGCGCAGTGGCGAGTTGCTTGCGCAAGCGGCGCCGTCAACTATGAGGCCGCCCCCGGTGACGCCGGTCGAGACTGAGCCGCCCGCGCCATCGTTCTGACGAGCGGTCAGGCTCGTGCAGTTCTGCATGTAGGGCGAACGTGTGATGTAGGCACCGAAGCCCGATGCCCCGAGGGCGAGGTTGTTCGCCGTGGCATTGAACTGGACGACCCAGGCGGTCTTGTAGACGCCGTTGTGAGTGCCCTGCTGGTGGCCGGTGAAGGTGCAGCCGTAGCAGTAGAAGCCGGAGTCGACCTCAAAGATGCCGTCGTACTTGGTGGCTTCCGTGGGCCGGATGGTGACCTGACGCAGGGCGTCGCCGAAGATGCCGACGTTGCGCTTGACCTGCATCGGGCAGGTCTCGATGTACTCGCCAGCGCCGAGCATGATCGCGGTGCCGGGCTGGGCCAGCTCGATGGCGCGGCGCAGCGTTTTCAGGGGCTCGGCCGGGCTGGTGCCGTTGCTGGCGTCATCACCGTCGGTGTCGACGTAGAGGCGCTTGCTGTAGCGAAGGGCGTCCTTGAAGGCCTCGTGCTTGCTGTTGACCTGGGCGAGAGCCGCCGCGGTTGGAGCCAGCAGCTCACTTGTAGAAACCAGCGAGTTTGTGAGCTGGACGGCACCGGGGGTACTGGTGGACGCCTTCCCGCCAACCCGGCGGATCACATTCAAGCTGTCCTTGATATAGAGCGCAGGGTCGCTCGCGTTGTAATTGACCGCTATCTCAGCCGGCTTGAGATCGCTGGGTAACGGCTGATTGCCCGCGACTCCTGAATTCTTATGGATCAGTTCAGCGCTCATGGAACCGCGGCTGCTCTTGCTGCCGGCAGATTAGAGAGATTCCACTTCGCTACTAAAGCTCAGCCTCGGCGCCTCAAGGAACACTGCTTCGACCGTGCCGGCCAGATGCGATGGGTGCCGACTGTTGATGGCGATTTCAGCCAGTACGCCAACTCCCCTGTAGCCAAAGGCAGTGCCGGGCTCGGCCCCATCGCACAGACGGAGGAAACAGTCGGCGCTGTCGGTGGCCCGTTTCCCTGTCAGCTCAAACTCTTGGCAGATCCGCCAATGCGGGCGCTCGGCGCTGTCGGGCAGGTCATAGAAGAAGTTGCCGACCAGGGCGCTGCAGGCTAATGATGCAATCGCTTCGCCGAACTGCTCCTCGATCCGGTCGAGATCTATAGATGCTCGGCCCTGGTACAGCGTCCAGTCCACAAGCGTGGAGCAAAAACAGCTCTGGTTCCCGGCGGCAATCCTGCATTCGCCACCTACTAGGAGATCCTGCAGCGGCACACGCTGCTCCGGGGCGCCTTCAAACGCTTGTGCCAGATCTGTATAGAGCGAGTGGTAGCCCAGTTCGTTGACGCCCACCACATAGCCACGCCCAGCGATGCTGACCTGATCACCCGTAAGCAGCCCTGTCCGCGGCGGAAGCCATTCGTTTGTGCCGCGCTGGCATTCGTCGGCTCGCAACACGATCTCTGGCACAGCTTCACGCCTGAATTGGATGAAGCCTCCAACCCCCAGGTGCGCCACTGCCTTAGAAGCCTGAGTTGGGCTTGCCGCTTACCTGAAAGTCAAAGCTGCAAGCCACCAGATCACCGGCAGAAACTTCCATGCCAACAGCCGTCAACACAATCTCCAGGTTGGAGAAGCGTCCAGCTGTGTTATCTGCGTTGAGGGTCAGCTTGCCGTCTTTCTGGTCGCCATTCAGGATCTGGTTCAGAAGTGTCCTGCCCAGCGTGTCTGTGCTTCGGTAGACCAAGGTTCCGCTCCCGCTGGTGGCCCTTATCCCTGCCACATAGGAGCGGTCTGTGTCTCCTATGACCGTCGTCTCCAAGGCATCTTTGCGGATCTCAAGCCGCACGTCTCTCACGTTGGCCAGCTTGGTCGCCGTGCCACCTGACGCCAAGGTATAGAGCAGCTCAGCGTTGTGAGCGACAACCACAGACATCAGAGCGTCCCCACAAGCGTCACCTCTACATTAGATCTGCCCTTAAACGTTGTTTCGACGGTGGGGCCGTTGCCCTCGGCGAACCGCCAGGCAAGACCACTCCCCACCATGGCCTGCTTCAGGGCAGAAGAGGCCCCATCGAAAAGTTCATTGGGCAGGGTGAGCGAATCAAAATTGCCTTTTGCTTGCTGGTGGGCGCTCAGGATCGCCGTGGTGTCCGTATCGCTGATGTTGCGAAAGGAGAGCCGGAGCGTGGCGTTGCTTGAGCTGGATCCCCACAGCCGCCGAACCGTTGCACCGGACTGGGCCTTGTAGACCGTCACTGGGTATTCCGCTGCCGCAAAGGATCGGCTCGACGGCTTGATGGAGGGGAAGGTCACTGCCATGGCTACTCCTCAATGACCCAGGCGGTGGGGCTTGTCCAGTTTGCCGTCATTTCCTCGGTCGGCATGTGGACCGCCTCGACGGTGATGGCTCCGTTTTCTTCCACCCCCAGCGACTCGATTTGGTAGGTGCGGATGGAGCTGATCACATTCTGGACAGAGAAGATGATCCCTGTCGGGCTGGCCGTTGTGCCGGAGTTGCTTACTGTCAGCGTCGTTTCATCAGGCCCGGTGTCCCCCGACCCATCCCATGCAAACACTTGATACTGCCCGTCGCTTAGCGACTGGGTGCTCGTCAGCTGGCCATTGGCCGCCACAACGCCATTGTTGAAGTCGTCGTAGTAGCTGGTGTCGATTGCACAACGGATGTAATCCCCTGGCGCCAGGTTGGCAGTTAGCCCGTCATAAGTCGTCTGGAACTTGATCCCGTGGGTCGGGAGCCGCCTCATTCGGATGATGAACTTCGCAATGTCAATCGCGTGCGCTCTGGATGTTACATAGTCCGAGACATCAATCTGCTCTACCTTCTCGGTCTCTGCGGTGCCCTGCTCGCGTATCAGCAGCTCGCGCTCTGTTGGGAACAACCCTGGGTTGGTCAGGGAGTCGGCGCCGCGTTCCTCTCGATATTTGATGCTGACCTGGATGGGCAGCCGGTCCTCGGCGTCCAGGTATTGCATTTGATATGACTTTTCAAGTACGTTGTCGGCGGTGAACAGCCCTTTGATCTCAGGCGAGCCGAACTCTAAGGCAGGCCGCAGGAAGAATTTGCCGTTGACTTCACCAAAAATCAGCAGCATGGTCGCAGCAACGTCCGCTGCCCACTGGCGGATGTTCTGCCTTTCAGAGATCACACCATCAAAGTAGTAGCCACGCTGCGAGCACCACGTCGCTGCAGCAGCAAAGGAGTCATTGTCGATCTGCTCAGCAGTTATGGCGTGGCCAAGCCCGTAGCGTGTGTTGAGCAGGATGTCTTTCAATATCTCGGGGAACAGGTGGGTGTTACCAATCCCGCCTGTCACATAGCAGGAGAAGCGCGAGAACTGCTGCCATTCCAGCGATGACCTTATGTTCAGGCCCAGGATCGCAAGGTCTCCATAGGCGGGCGCCACGGCGTTGTTGACGATCTCGTTGATGTAAACGATTTCGTGCTCCGGCGCTGAGGTGCTTGTTGAGACCTCTTCATAGATAAAGCTCTCGGCCAGCTTGCCCCAGCCGTCGATGTAGTTATTGACTCCTGCCTCAGGTAGCGGAATTCCCATGTCTCCGCGCTCTGCAACCGGAATTGAGAAATTCTCGCGGCTGCGCGGCACCGCGATTCCATTGAACTGGATCGTCGCTCCAGCGGCCGTGAGGCTAATGGGAGTGCTCAGCCTGGACTCCAGCACATAAAGAGTGCCCGCCGCCTTCCCTGTCCTTACCTCCCATCCTGAGACAGGCTCAAACCTAAACTCCCAGCGTTTCTTGCTGGGCATCGCGAAGCGAATCGCATTGAATTGGTTTTGCTGGGTGAGCCCTCGGACACCGAAGCAATGCCCGAGATCGGTAAATGCCACCGGGTTGCCCTGGGCATCTAGTTTTCCTGCCTCGCGAACCGCGATGCGAAAGAAGCTAAAGCGCTCGACACTGCAGCTAACTGAACCGCTTTGGTAGACATCAACCTTCAGCGTGTCGCCGCGGCTCACTCTCCTTCCGCTCTTTGAATAGCAGGCCTTGTTGTCTGTCTCCCCAAAGGTGAGTGCATCCTTGAAGTTTAGGAGGCCTCCAACCCGTGTTCCAAGAACGCTTTTGATGCCAATCTCTACTGCATTGCATTCGCGTGCGGTTGTGACGTTCCCAATCGCTGTGCGGAATAACTGAGGGCCTGAAGTGCCTGTGGTTCTTGCTACGGATTGCAGGCCGCTGGCCTCAAGGGTCTGCTGGGTGTAGAACGCAGCTTCGCCCCCGCGAATTGCCTTAAAGGTGGCGGTGATCTCTTTGCCGCCGCCTACAGGGGTGAATTCCGCTTCAGACTGGAACACATCGTCTGTCCGCGAGATGCAGATGGCCAATGCAGAGCCGATTCGATAAAGCTCGCCGACAACAATCGAATCGTCCCAGCCGCGTTGGCGGCTAGCCACACTCGACGCAATGTCACCGGCTTTTTCTTGGTGGAATTGGCCTTCGTCAAACCCAGCCTGTATGGTGTCAGAGGTATTGGAGAAGGTGGTGGTATAAGTGGTAGTGGGTTGAACATTGCCAAATACGCTCACACTGCCGCCTGATGTAAGCGTGATTGTCGCGCCATCTGTTGTATAGACAGGATCTGTGACCGTTGCGCTTGTCTGCTCCCAGTTGTATGACGTGCCTGAACTCTGGCTAACACCCACGCTAAAGGAGCGCTCGATAGACACATCGCCATTGGTGAAGCGTATCTTGTAGTTCAGGGTATAGGTGCCTGGCCTCACGTACTTGAATACATTTGCGCCTGCGATGACGTTGAACGTCGCGACTGTGGTGATTGTTGAGTTCGGGATGTTTACCGTAGGCGTGCTCACGCTCACTAGCCCTTCCAGGGTCTGGGTTGATGGTGCGCTACTGCTCCCACCGTTGTAACCCCAGAAATACGAAGGCTGGAATGAATCCGTTGGCAGGCTGACACTCACGCCCCAGGAGTTTCCCTGCAGCTCCACCGAGAACTCGGTGTTGGCATCACTGGTGCGAAACAGCTTGTAGGTACAGGTGTCGCCGATGGCGCTCACGCTGCCCGAGATCAATCCACTGCGAGTGGAGAAGAACGCCTTGTACTTCTCCCGCATGGACGCAGACACGTTGTCGCGATCACACTTGACCTTGGCATCGCCTTCGTCTCCTTCGGGTACGAGGTTGGCGTTGACCGCTGGTCTTACGACTGGGTTGACGCGAATGCCCAGGTTGTTGCCGATTGGCGCGTAGACGCCAAAGGTCGTTTGCGTGGTTGGCTTGCTGCTGGAGCAGAAATGGGCCCCGCTCTGATGGCGGAAGATGTCTGCCTGGTCGACCGCTCCGGGGTCGGTATTTGCAGGCCGGCCGGCGATGTGATGGGTTGCGCTCAGTCTTCCGCCGGAGCCGCTGAAGTAAATGCTGAGCCGGCTTTGGTCGGCTGCGCCATCGAGGAGGTAGCCGCCGATGGCATTGGAGCCAATGGCAAAGTTGTTGGCGTCAATCGACGTGATCGTGCCTTCGCTGATCAAGAAGACTGCCCGAAGAAGCTGTGAGCCCCCATAGCTCTGGATTTGGGACCAGATCAGTGGGCATGTGATACGGACGCCTCCGACATAGGCCCCATTGATCAGCTCACGCTTTGCGTAGACCAGAGGGATCGTCTGCCCAATTCGGGCAATGTCCTGCGCTGCGTCGAAGCCGACCCTTGGCGCGTACCGCTCGACGCTGTTGATCGCGTCCTCGGCCTTTTGGTTGGCCTCTAGCTTGGCCGGCCTTCCCGGCTTGGGCTTGAAGAAGCTCGCAACGATTGTCAGGCCAACAGAAATGACCGTCAGCACCAACGAAATAAGGGCCAGTACCCCTGGCTCATTCACCACCAACGGTGATGGCTGCTCTCGGTAGCGCTGGCGTGCTTGGGCCTTGAATTCGGCATATTCCTCATCGCTGATCTCCAGCATCCGCGCCAGATACCGGTCAGAAGGCAGCAGCGGGTAGTCCTTGTCTTTCATTGGCGAAGCCGGTGGAAGGATTGAGGCTGGATGCTTCCGAGATAGGTCCAGGTGACGCCTTTTTCAGGTGTTGCCGTGACCAGGCCGTTATCAACAACGATGGCAAAGCCCCTGTTGCCTGGCTCGCGGAAGATTGCCAAGGCGTACTGCTCGGCCTTGCTGATGGGCTCTGTGAACTCGGCGAACGCTTTATCGAACTGCTCAAAGTCGCAGCGCCGGAATGCCTCGTACCACCAGGCTTCCGCTTTTGGGCGCGGGAGGCCAGCAGACTCCAGCACCCTCAGCGTCAGCAGGATGCAGTCAGCGCCGCGGCCGTCCAGGGGATCAGCTTTAAGCCTGAATGGCAGGCCGATGAACTGATGCCAGCTAAACGGCCGCGAGGCTGGCTTTAGGAGATCACCAGATTGCCCGTGATCGGCAGACTCCCGACGAGGGAGCTGGATAGCTGTCGCCTTGGGAACTGTGCCCTCACGGCATCGAGCGGAGATGCCAGGCGAACCACAATCTTCTCGACATCTATCTCCATGCTTGCCGCCAACCATATTTCATTGGTCAGAGTGGGCCCAGTTGTCAGACTAGCTCCTTCCAGCAGCACAGTTGTGATCCTGATTATGTGTCTGTTCTGAACCGACTCTGTTGCAAAGTTAAGGCTGATTGGGTCGTTGCCGAGGACCAGAGAGGTCTCTCCACGGTCGCCACCTTTTTTCGACCCACGACCTGTCAGGCCAAATGGTGCAAAGTCTGGTTGCCCAACAAAGAAGTTCTGGAAGCTCCATGACGTTCCACTGCCTGATGATGTCAGGTAGTTCACGATTGCAAAGCTGCTCATAGCCCCAGCCTCTTTCTTGCGCTCACGCTATTCTGCATTGTTTGAAATGCCAGCGCTCGGCCTCGTTCAGCCGACTCGGCCATGCCTTTCTTGAATTGATCTGCAGTGACATATTCAACGCTGTTGATGACTTGGCTCTCATATTTGACGTTGAGGGCGCTGGTGAAGGCCCCGGACCTGGCCTGGGAGTTTTGCTTGCTGCTTTCAATCGCGTATCGGTTCTGGGTGAATGGATCACCTTCGCCCGCGCCCATTGCTTTTCTGATCTTGTCATTGGCGATGATCGTGCCTGACTGCCCTGGCACAAACAGTTCTGGGCCTTTTTCCCCAACCATGTAGGTGCGCCCGTAGTCCACTGGCCCGCCTGCGGCTTTCTTGCCGGCGAACATGCCGCCAGTGCCGAACATCCCGGTGATCGAGCCCAGGCCGCCAAAGATGCCAGCAATGCCCATGAGGGTGTTGTAGGTGCCCCCTTTGCCCATCTGCTGAACGCCGCCAACGATGCCCATCACGCCCATGGCTAGGCCGCCAATGCCGCCCAGCAGGCTTCCGAAGGACGCATTTGCCTTCTCTGTCTGCTCCGGCACCTGGCCCATCTTCTCCTGCAGGTTGAAGGCAGACTCGCCGAACATATTCATGTCCTGCGTAAGGCCGCTCATGTCGAAATTCAACTCCGCGGCGTCTGTGAAGCTCATCCCGCTCGCTGCGGCGAAGTTGGAGGTGTCAAGGTTCCAACTGCCTGCTCCGGCCTGGCCGCCTATCGCGCTGTTGGAGAAGTCGATCTTGCCTTCGTAGGCAAGTGTTGATGCTGCGGACATCCATTCCGGCGCCCCTGCTGCCAGGCCCAGTAGGGGGTTCGCCCCTGTTCCGGGTGCTGTCGGGCTACCAGTGGCGGCCTGCAGCATTCGATTGGCGGCCTCCAGCATGGTGTTGCCGGCCGTGACCATGGTGTTGCCGGCGGCCTGTTCCGGGGTATTGATCCCAGCCCCTGGCGCCACGCCGGGCATTCCACCAACGGCGTCCTCGGCCTGCTTGTCGATTTTTTGCTTGTTGAATCCTGTCAGGCCGCCAAAAAGGGCCTTGGTCATCGCCTGCTCAGCCGGCGCCAGTAGGAAGTTCAGTGTGGACTCGATGTAGCGATCGGCCATCCGCTCCAGCATGTCCGTCATCAGCTGGCCAAGGTCAACGCCGCCCTCTTTGCGGGCCTTGGCCACGGCTTCGCGGACCATGCCGCTCATCCCGCTGACAAAGGTTTCCGTGTACTCGCCCATGAGCTTGTTCCACGGCTGCTTCATGAATTCCGCGGTCAGTTCATTGCGCTTGTTGTCAATCTGAAGCTGCCGCAGCTCCAGCGCCTGGCGCTCCTGCAGCGCCTTGATCTGGTTCTGCAGGATCTCGCCGCTCGCTTCTTCCGTCTTGGCGATGGCGTCCTGGGTTTCTTTCAGCTCTTTGAGCTTGTTGTTGTAGTTGCTGGTGGCGTTGGCCGCATCTTGCGTCGACAGAGTCGCCGAGTTGACGGCTGCGCCTGGGCCACTGTCGGCTGACCTGCCGGCCGCAGGCTGCAAGGCCCGGACGCCTGAAGGTTGACGGAGGCTTTCCTTGATTGCATTGAGCGGATTCAGCAACTTGCCGAACTGGTCCCTGAGTTCGTAGTGGAGGTGTGTGTTGCTGCCGTCGTTGTAAACCGTCGCCAGGCGCTGCCCAGCTGATACAGGGTCCCCGACGCGCACCGCAGGGTTTTGGACATGGCCATAGGTCCCCTCGCTGCCGTCGTCGTATCGAACGCGCAAGCCCGCGCCCATATACCGGTTGCCGGGCCTTGTGAAGCTGGGGATGTACTGGACCACCCGCCCGGAGCGCCTGGCGTGGATGGGATCGCCTGGATCGAGCCCAAGGTCCTGCCCTTGGTGACCTCGCCCGGCCCCCAACCCGTCGTTCCAGTTCGGGCCCCCCCGTGTTCCCGGCAGCATGTTGCCGATGACGCCTGTGGCGGCCGGCGGCAATGCACGCGGCGGTGGCGCCAGCCCACCAACTGCCGCGGCCCTTCTGTCGCGGTCTTGGTTGATTTTCTGTGTGCCGGTCTCGTAGTTGAGCTTTGCTTGCAGCAGAGCGGCCTCGGCCTCCACCACCTTCAGCCTCACCGCCGCGATCTTCAGCTCAGACATCTCGCGCTGGTGCTGGATCTCCAGCGCCATGCGCTGCGCTTCGTGCTCCAGCCGCATGGCCCGCTCCTTGGCGGCTGATTCGGCTCTGGTGGCGTCGAGGATCGACACATAGCCCTGCTGGCCCTGGGCCAATGCTTCGATCTCGGCGCCGATCACAGCCGACACCGAGGTGGGGTTCTCCCTCGCGTTCTCCTGGGCTTCCGCGAGTTTGAGCATGTTCTGGGCCCTTGTCTCTTGGGCCTTCGCTTCTGCTCGCGCCAGCTCCAGCCGGCTTTCCATCACCTTGTTCTGGCGTTCGGCTGCCTGGAGCCGGCGCTGCTCGCTGGCTTGCAGCTCATCGAGCACCTGTTTTTCGGCCTGCAGGGCCTTCTCGCGGGCCTGCACCTGCTGAGCGAGCTTCAGCTGCTGCCGCTCGTACTCGTTGAGGATCGTTTTTTGCTGCAGCTGTTCCAGCGTCATTTGCCGCTGGGTGTCCAGGGATGCCGCCTTGGTGTCCAGGGCCCGTTGCTCCAGGCTCGATGTGTCCTTGAGCAGCTTTTCCTCCTCGTAGCTGAGGCTGACGGTCTTGCTGATCAGAGCCAGCTGGTCGGCGCGGACCTTGTAGAGACGTTTTGCCTCGTCGTACTGCCGCTGCAGGGCCTTCAGATCAGTCCCCTTGGCGGTGCGCATCTTCTCGCGCACTTCCTGTTGGGCATTCCAGGCGGACTGCTTCTGGTTTTCGATCTCAAGCCGCTGGATCTTCAGCTGCTCTTGCTGAATGCGTTGCTGGCGAAGCTGGATCTGCAGCTGTGTCCGCTGAATGTCTTTTTCTGTGGCCAGCAGCTTCGCTTGGTCGTCAATGCGAGCCATCTCATTGCGGCTCTGCACTTCGGCCTGTTTTTGCTGCGCATCCAGCTTGGTTTCGGGCGAGGTAGCAAGCTGTACCGCGAAGCCCACTCTCTGCTCTTCCAGCCGGCGGATCATGTCCCTGGCGTTCGCCTGCTCCTGCACCAGCCCACGCTGGGCCTGCATTAGCTTCAGGCCCTGCTCAAGCGCTCTAATCTCGTTTTTATAGGTGTCCTCTTTGATCTTTGCTGCTTCCCTAGCGAGAGCAAGGTTGCGTTCGCTCTGGGATGTGCCCAGTTCTTTGGCCCGTTCTTCTAGGGTCCGCCTGGTTCGATCAGATAGCTGCAGACTGACAAGATCAACTTCCTCGTTTTCTCCGACAGTCTGGTTGTAGCTGGACACTGCAGCATCACCGGCTTGCCGCACCTGCCGCCGCTCGTCTTCCGTGAGCGGTGTCCCGCCGCCACCGCGGGAATCGAGGATTCGCTGCAGTTCTTTCTGTTCGGCAAGTTGGCGGGCCATGGCGCGTCCGCCATCTGCCATCTTCTTGTTGTTTTCATCAATGGCGTCTCCCCAGTTGCTGAGCGTCTTAAGGATCGAGTCGAGGAAATTCATGACCGCGCTGTCTTTGGCGAGGTCCGTCATGACCCTTAGGATTCCGCTCAATGGGCGCAGGATCCCGCCGATGCCCTTTGCAAGCAGCTCCACGGCCTTGGCGATGATCTGAAGGATCTTGCCGATACCTTCCAGAACGGGCCCAAGCGACAGCCCGACCAAGTTGGTCACAACAGCCGCCAGGTCCATCACGATGGCCAGGAGGCTGGAGAAGAACGACCCGACTGACACCAGCATCCCGCCGAGCTGGCCCAGCATCTTGAGCAATGGCTCAAGGGCCTCGTTCGTGCCCCTGATGAACATCATGAATGAGTCCTGCAGCCGATCCAGAGGCGTCAGAACGGACTGGAGCATCCCGGCCAGGCCCCGCTCAAGGGCTTGCCCGCCTTCGGATTGGATTGTCTCTGCTACGTCCTGAAAGTTACTTTTGACATTGGACAGCGATTGCGCGAGGACTTTCTGGCCCTCGTACAGCTTGTTCAGCTTGGTGATCAGGTCGTCATAGAACTTGCCCTGGGCCTGCAGCTGCTGAATATCGGCCGAGGAGGTGTATCCCAGCTTCTTGGCCAGCATTGAGTCCGGGCCAATGTTGCCCATCATTAGGGCGTTTACCTCTGAGCGGAGCTGATAGCCCGGAACGCCCAGGGTGTTCATGCCTGCGGCGATCCTGGTACTCAGGTTGCGGATCTTGCCAAGATCCTGCCCTTCTTTACCTAGGTTTCCTGCATTCTGCAGGATGATATTAAATCCCTCGTAGATTTCAGATGCGGTCGCCCCGCTGATCTTTGAAACCTCTTTTTGGATCTCCTTGTATTCACGCGAGATGACGCCCCTGACTGCCCGCATCTGGTTGGCGGTTCCTTCGATCACTTCTCCATCTGGGCCCAGGATGGAGAAAGCGTTGGCCGTGAAGATCCCGGCTTCTGCCACCTGCTTGTTGAATCGGCCTGCCTCTGCCGCAAGCCGCTCCAGAGGCGCAAGCATCCCTTGGATGGCCGCCGCGGCCCCATTGAAGATGGCAGTCAGACCAGTTACAGCTAGCCCGATCTGGCCGAGATAGGGGATCGCCCGCAGCGCTCCAGCCCCCAGGGCTGCCAGCCGGCCTCCCATGGCGCCCACTGCTCCACCGGCGCCAGCTGCGGCCTCCCCAGCACCCCCCAACCTGGCTGCCAGGTTCTCAAATACGTCCCCGTTTCCACGGAGCCCCTCATTGATGCTGCCCAGGATTCCCTGGAAGCCATTGAGCTTGTTCTTCAGCTCATCGACTTTTCTTGTCGCCTCGCCGGTATCTGCGTCGAATTTGACACTGATACCCTGTCGCTCCAGCTTTTCTGTGTAACGCCTGAGCAGCTCAATTTCACGATCTAGGCTGCTGCGATCCCCAAAGAACCGCAGCGTGGCAGTCCCGAGGTTGTAGTCGCCTGCCATCTAGCCCACTACCAATGAGCCAGGCTAGCCACGAAGGTCTTCCATCACTAAGCCAAAGAGTGCCGCCGGCAGCTGCCGAGTTTTGAGCAGCATCTTGAGGGTCTGCTTGCCTTCGGCGCTCAGCGCCGACCTTTTCTCTTCCCGGTCAATCTGCTCAGGGTCGTAGGGCAGGAAGTCAGCCGCTGTGACCTTCTTGGCGCCGCGGCCCGACAGCGCAGCTACCACCACAGAAGCGAGCCTTGCGGTCGCCAGTGAGTTGAGGTTCACGTCGACCTGGGATTGCTTGTCGATGAAGTCGAGGGTGCGCGATAGGTGCGAGAGGGGGAGCTTTCCGAAGTTGGTGGCGTGATACTTGGGGTCGTTCAGATTGGCTGCAGCAACGCGCAAATACAGCCGGTCCCAGTTGGTCTCGGGCTGCTGCAGCTGTGCCTTGAGTTGCGCGAGGTGGCGCTCTAGGTCCAGACCATCCTCTACGTCTCCTCGTCTTTTTTTCCCGGCTCAGGCCATCCTGTCTTCTCGTTGCGGATGAACTCCATCACCTGTTCGCGAAGCCTGTTGGGCATTCGCATCGTGTCCTCTTGCTGCCAGTCGTCCAGAGCCTGCCAGCGCTTGCTGCGCAGGATCTCAGCCCTGCTGCGCACGAACAGGGTCACCAGTTTCGCCTCGGTCAGCACTTGCAGTGGCTGGCCGATGTTGGCCACCATCATGTCCTCCAGGTACTCCTGCACCAGGCCGGACTGTGACGGGTCACTGGTGCCCTGGGCCAGCAAATCGAAGGCTTGTTGCAGCGGGATCTTCTTCTCCTGGCTGCAGCGCTTGGCCACCTGGATCAGATGCACCATGGCCTGCATCCGATCGCGCTCGATCTGCTCCAGCTCAGCGGCCTCGGCCACCAGCAGGTCGTCGTAGCGGCGCATCCGAAGCGGCCCGACCTGTTCATATCGCGCTTCCGCGCCTTCAAAGAGGAGATCTCGGTAGTTCGTCCTTGTAGCAGTGCTGTTCATCAGAAGCGTGCGCTTGGCAGTTGGACGTGGTAGGCCTTGTAACGCTCGGGCTGGTCAATGACTGCCATTGGCAGCTGACACTCATATACGACACCCTCCAGTTTAGGCCGATCTGACACCTGAACCCATACTGATTCGGTGTAGGGTTCCACAAACATCAGCTCGGCTTCGATGCCCCGTTCAGTGGATTCGCAGTGGATCAGAACGACATGATCGTTCTTGCTCCGCAGTATCGGGTGGTGCATCAGGCCAGCGCCAGGATCCCTGTGCTACGTGGTTGCACATCGGCGTTGTTGTAGGTCAGCGTCCCATTGGCTTCCAGTGGACCCACGATGGTTGCGGTCCCACCGTTGATGTAGAAGTGCTCCATCGGCGACGGTCCCACGTTTACGCGCATCATTGGGCCCGTTCGCACCAGTCCGCCCCCGACAAAGGTGTGGGCGATGTCCGATGTCCCGACATTGACGGTGATGGTGGCAGAGGTGAAGGACGTCACCTGAAACATCGAGTGTGCTGTCTCCTGCGGAAAGGCCTTGACGATTGGCTGCCCACTGCTCAGGCAGCTGAACCGCAGGCCACTGAGGCTCACCCACGTCCCGACCTGGATCGTTTCGGTGGAATCAAGCGTCAGGACGGCAGCGCCCGTTACGTGGTTGTAACTGGCCTGCTTGACCTCATACTCGCGCACATCCCGATCGACGATCTCTTGGATCGTGAACTCCGCTGGGTCGCCTGCTCGGGGGAAGTATGTGCTGTTGTAGGCCTCGGAGCTGAAGCAACCAAAGGCCAGGCCATAGAGGCGGACGGTGCGGCCGACGCCGAAGTGATCCAGACCGGACATCAACAGCCAGGCCTGGCCCGTTGTGTGGTCGTAGCGGACGTTTTCAACACCGGCGCTTGGCGGGGTGTTGGCGAGGATTGCGGTGAACTCCGGGCCAAATCGGCAGATCGACTCCTTGGTCACCTCGTCTCGGAAGTCGCTCAAGGTCCAGTCGTCACTGAATCGGATTGGGTCCTGGGAGCGGTAGCGGCCCACGTACACCTCGCCAACTGAGGCCAGTTCGTAGGTCACCTCGGTGAGGCCCTCGGCCCCGTCCTGCTCTGCGTAGTTGAGCACGTTGCATTCAAAAGCCACCAGGTCGTAGACGAGGGGACTTGTGCTGTTCCCGGTTTCCCGGCCCAATTCCTTCAGGATCTCGACGTAGACCCGGTTGTTGCGACTGCTGAGTGAGCTGCCAATCCTCCCTATGTCCTTGTTGTGCCTCGCCTCTTTGATGATCTTGAAGCCACGTTCCCACGGCCCGCTGGTCTCGGCCGGGATGTAGCAGGCCACCCCGCCATTGCGATATGCCGCGCCAGTCGGTGTCGCCCCGGAGGTTCCCAGGTTGTAGGAATCCATGAACTGGAGATCCCGCATGAAGTAGCTGGTGATCGCCGCCCTGGCCCTCGTCCCTGTGACGCAGCCGTCTGACCAACCGTCATCTCCTATGAACCGGTGCTCCTGGGGGGTGTCGTCAATGCTGATCTGGCAGTTGCTGATTCCAGCCAACTGCACGTAGTAGTCGCCCGGCATGAGCGTGGGGAGCACGATATAGCCATTCGCGTCGAATGTGCATTCGTATTGGTTGGGGTGCGAGAGCTTGATCGCACGGATGATCGTTTTGCTGGCGCGGTGGAACGCACCGGAAATCTGATAGTTAGCAGCCATGGATCAGCCCTCGCGGTGTGTGTTCATCAGAACTCGGAGAATCCAAGCGGATTGGCGCCATTGTCATAGACGCCAAACACGGCTCGGCCCCTGCTGCTCAGCTCAAACTGAACCTGGGTGAGGCCCTCTGCCCCCAGCTGTTCGCTGTAGCCCGTGACCACGGCATTGAAGCCAGCAAAGTCGTAGACGTAGTTGCCGGTGGCCCCGTCCTTGCGGCCCATCTCTTTGAGCATCTCGAAGTAGACCTCAAAGTTCTTGTCGTGGCGGCTTCGCTGGATCACCTCAAAGCCTTCGTCGTAGCCCCCTTTGAAAGTGGGCGTCACGCTTCCAGCGGCCGGGGCGTCGATGTCCTTCATGAAGTAGGTCGTGCAGCTGGCCCGCACACTGGCACCGGTGATCACGCTGTCGCTCCAGCCATCGTCGCCAAGCAGCCGAAACTCCTGGTTGTTGTCCTGAATCGAGAAGGAGCAGTCGGTCACACCGGAGATGACGCGATAGTTCTCTCCCGTCTCAAGGGTGGGCAGGGTGATGATGCCGTTTGCATTGCGGCTGGCGAAATACCGACTCGGCGCAGTCAGCGGAACGCACCGCACCAAGGTGCGGTGGGCCTTGTGGAAGCTCAAACCGATTGCATAGTCAGCCATGACGTTCTCCTATTAGGGAAGGGTGATCAAGATGTGGTCGGGCAGCTCAACAGTGAGCTGCTCATAGGTGGTTTCTGTTTGCGGCATATACCGCTGGACGGCAGTCGGGTAATGCCGATACAAAGCCACCCGCACCGCTTCCAAGGTGGAGTCGGTGTCGAAGTTGCGGACCTGCAGGGTCCACACCCGTTTCGTCGGCAAGGAGCCAACCCCACCCAGGGGCATCAGGTCTGGGCAGCTGACCAGCACGACCTCAATCCCGGTGACGGTCCACTGGGGCCGAACCTGATTGGGGCCCATGACATAGAAGGCAGGGGCTGTGGATGTTCCGCCCAGCTTGTAGGTGCCCAGATAGGGCTCCATGAGACTGAACAGCTCATCGCGAACTGCTCTCAGGCTTGGGACCAGCTCGTAGCCGGGGATCACAGTCATGGCTGGCCTGCCCTCCGTCGCATTGCCAAGGCAAAGCGAGCCTGGATGTACCGCTGGATCTTTTCCCGGTCCTGCAGGACAGGGCGGGTCCAGGGCCTAGCGGTCAGTGTTCGCGGGTTGCCTTCGGCATCAGTGGCTTTGAACACAGCCCCGTCGTGAACCACGGGGGCATATGGAGCCGTCCATTCATAGAAGGTCTCCAGGTTCTTCTGCCCAAGTCCATGCGTGATGCGCAAAGACTTTCTGAGATTCCCCGTATCCACGATGTCGCGGATGGTGGGCTCAGTCGGCCATGGCCATTTCTCTTCTGAGATCTCGTTGGTAAAACGGCGTCCCAGATATGCGGCCAAGTCTTGCCACGCCTCCTGCAGGGCATCATCAATGCGGAAGTCAAGGGCCATTGCCATTTCCTCCCACGACTCTGAATGTCCCCTGGATGTTTTGCCGTAGGTCGGCATATCCAAGGCGTGATTCTGCGAGGTTGAAGATCACCTCAAAGTGGCCCTTGTAGCCATTGATAGTGGCCACGGCAGCACTTCCGTTCGTAATCCTGGGGTCCAACACCGGCGGGAACAGCACACGTCCTGAGCAGCCGTAGGTCGTGATGTCCACGCCTTCGTGCTCCTTCCAGTTCGGTGCCTGCAGGTCCAGTGATGCGAGGTATTCCAGGGTCTGGGTCCCTTGCACCGGGTTCCCGGTGGCTGGGTCCACAGTGGCTGCGCCTGCGCCCACCTCAAAGGTGAGAACGGCGTTGCCCCAAGGGGCATAGCCAGCGATCGTGTCTGCCGTGACAGCCATCAGATGACGAAGCCAGTAGCGGGTAAAAGGGCCCGCAGTGCCTCGTACTGCTGCCCGTAGTAAGTGGCCTTGGTGCCTTCCCCATTCGGCTGCCCCGATGGCTTGCCCAGGGTTTGCCCGACTTCTCTGACGCGGGAGGTGATCAGATGGGCGGCGTAGAACGCCACCCCATCGCCGTGCAACTCGCCCCAGATGGTCTCGTCACACACGCGGCCCGCTAAGGCGAGGGCCGGCACAATCACTTCCTCTGAGTGGATGGCCAGGTCAGGAAACCTGCCCAGAAACTCCGCCAGAGTCGGGGCTGCCATCAGGCCTCTCCGCGATTGAGGTCTGCAAGGCGCCGCTTGGTCGCGTTGCGGATTTCGATCCGCTCGTCTTCGTCATGCCAGTCCTGCAGTTGCTTCGCATCACGGGAGTGATGGATCAACCGCAGAGCAGCACGCTTTTCGACTTTGGCGATCGAGATGACGCCCGCGGCCGGGGTCTCCGAAACCGTCTCGGTGGAGAGGTCGATCTCTTCCACCATCTTCATGTCCACCAGTTCTTGAATGGCGGGCAACGCCTGGACTTGACGCCACAGGCCGGGGTCAACGACGTTGTTGCCGGGGTTCAGAACCAGCTGCTTGCCTTCCTTGTAGAGGCTCACGATGAATGAGCCCCCGCTGACGTTTGCCAGCGTCAAGGGGTCAGACAGCTCAGGGGTGTAGGCAATGCAAAGGGTCATAGCGATCAGGCCTTGTCCACGTAGGTGACGGATTTGGGGTAGTACAGAGCAACACCTGCAAACTTGGCTTCTGCAGGAACCATGAACGCGAGGTTGCGCTGCTGAGGCGAGTGGAACTTCAGTGGCATCGCAATGTGGAACTGAAGTTTCTCCGGGCTGCGCTTGTAGATCACAATGCGCTCTTTGCTCAGAGCACCGCCGCTGTTTGCCGGATCCAGCTCATTGATTGGCTCGATCTGGGTGATGTAGGGATTGGTCCGCAGGAAATACTCCAGCACCGTGGTGTCGGAGGTTGTGCTGCGCGGCGTAGTGCTGATCTTCCGGTAGACCGAATAGGGCAGCAGCATCGTGTCTGGTGTCTCCACCATCTTCGTTGCCTGTCGCTGATACGTGATCCCTTCATTGAGGATCTCGATCATGTCGTCGGGGGTGGCAGCGCTGGCGTCAAACCAGCCGTCATTGGAGCTGCCAGTGGCCACGATCTTGTCGACAACCGGATGGTTGAAGAACCCCTTCATGCCAGTTCCAGCCTGACCAAAAAGGGCCAGGCGGTTGGCCAGCTGCTCATAGGCCTTGCGCACGGCATCAGCACGGCGTTGCTCCAGGGAGACGCCCGCGAACTGGGCCTTGCGAAGTTCTTCGGTGGTGTACTTGAACGAGCCGCCAAAGCCACGGATCGTGTTGACGATCTCGCCACGCAGCACGTCGCTGGTGGGCAGATCGTCCCCGTAATCGCTCAGCAGAGCGAATTCGCCAACGTGGTCGTAGATCTCGTACTTGTAGGTTTCGGCGCCCTCGGGCACCTCGTTGCTGACAGGAATGAGGCGGGAATAGGGGATGTCGGCATAAACCGTTTCCAGTACCCGCGGGAGCATGTGCTCCAGCTCGCGCTGGAGAAACACTCCAGGGCTGGCGTTGTCAAGTCTAAAAGTCATGGCGGTGGCCTCAGTTGTCAGCGGTGAACGAGAGTTGCGCGGGAGTGTTGATCTCCAGGGCCAGCACCTGGGAAGTGCTGCCGCCCTTGCGGATCACCCAGCCACCAGCTGCCAGGGCGAGGGTGTTGCCGGCGCTGGCGGTCTTGCCCCACTTGCCGGCATTGGCGCCGGACTTGTGGAAGCGCAGGGTGTCGCCGGGGGCCACGTCTTCCATCACCTGCAGGTAGATGGTCCCCTGGGTGAGGACGTTGACGCTCTTCAGGTCAGGAACGCCCTCGGTGTAAGACGGTGCAGCGCCGGGGGCGGGAATGCCGATCTTCTCGTTCACCGACGTGCGAACACTGATGCCGAGGATGGCTCCGGCGGCCGTTGCCAACTTGCAGCTGTTGGGCAGCACACCGCTGGCATTGGCGGCCACGGGAACGCCATAGGCGATCACCGCGCCGGTTTCGTTGTTGCCGCTGATCACTCGGCTGCCACTGAGATCAGCGATTTGGCCAGGGACGCCGCGGGCTTGGGTCAGCTTGTAGTTAAACTGCGCACCTTCCCCGGAACTAACCGCGGTAGGGGTGAAAGTGATGGCCATTTCAAGCTCCTTTGGTTTTGGACAGGGGTTGTTGCCAGGCGTTCTTTTGGGCCTCGATCATTCGCTTCCTGGCTGCGTCTTGATCGCCCGTTGACATGGGGATGCCACCGAGCGCTTCTGCCAGCGGGTCGCTGTCATGGCGCCCCTGGCCGGCGATGGCCATGGCATCGAAGGTGGCAGCGATGTAGTCGTCGCTCTTGCCTTCCAGCCGATCCGGGTCCACGCCGGCCTCGATCAGCGTGTCCACCATGATTTCCCGATCCGACAGGCCATCGAAGGTGGGTCGCTCGCCAAGGATTTGCGTGGCGCGGTCAATCAGCTCAAGCCGATCTGCGACCAGCTGATCGAGGTTGATGTCGGCGCCATCCAGCCGCTGGTCAAGCTCAGACTCCAGGCTGTCCAGGCGCTCAATGAGAGCATCCAGGCGGCCCAGGTCACGCTCATGAGCAGCGACGGCGTCATCGCGCTCAGCGCAGGCCCGGTCATACATGGCCTTGGAGACCATGCCGTCCTTTTTGGGGATCTTGTAGGAGCCAAGGTTGGCGGCCATGCCACCATCCATCTCCTCTTCCTCTTCCATCTCTTCGTCTTCCCCTAGACCTTCTTCGTCTGGGGCCATTTCTTCGCCCTCTTCCATGTATTCGTCTTCGCTGCCTTCACGAGACTCCGCCTTTCCTTTTGCATCTGCCCTGATCTGGGCATTCAGTGCATTGGCGAGGGCCTCGGTGGCATTGCTGAGCGCTGCCACTGCTGTCATGGATTCCTCCTGGGTCGTTGGTTGAGCTGTGCCATCTGTTAGATCGAGTGGGTCGATCGCATAGGCGGCATCCATGTGCAACCGCACTTCAGGGCCCGCCCGCCCCTTGCGCACGATCGCGACGTGGTTGCCACTGATTTCGCGCTGAATTCCGTCGTACCGCTGACCGTCTGGCGTGACACCAGGAGTCGCGTCGAATTTCACGCGATAACCGACCGAGACCTCACGCGCCTCACCGCTTTTGACAGCCTTGATGGCGTCAGCGTCGGTGATCGTCACCACCCCATAAGCAAATGGAGTGCGGTACTCGACGTTGGAACCCGTGTGGCCACGCTGGTACTCCCGGCAGGTGTCGGGGGTTAGCAGCTCGGGCGGATGCTCCAGCGTGACGGGCAGATTGGCCAGCGATAAGAGGCTGTCTTGCTTGGAGACTTCCTCTTCCGGCCTGTATTCGACTGCCTCTGTACCGTCTTGCCGCCGATAGCGCTGCAGTCCAGTACGCGCAAAGGTTGCTTTGATGCGCAGATAGCCCTCGGGAGTCTCCTCCCAGCTGGGCTCAATCAGAGCACGGTCATAGCGAATTGCTTGACCCACGGGCAGTCGAACTCTGCGTTGATTGTGTAAGCCACGCTGGCCGAGTTCTCTACAATGTCGCCGGACCCGGCATTTTCGCCGCGCTCCCCGTCATTCACCTATTTGGCCGATGTTTGTGGCGCAACCCGATCGCTATGTCCGGGTGGTATTTGGCGCCAGGCTGCGAACGATGCGCAAGCACCGCGGACTCACCCAGGACCAACTGGCTGAACAAATCAGCGTGAGCAGGCAATGGGTCTGTGATGTGGAGCGCGGCCGGACCATCCCCAATGCCGGGCGTGTCCGAGCGCTCTGTCAGCTATTGAACTGCTCGGCCGACTTGTTGCTTGATCTTTGATCACCCTGGATCTTGCGCCACTGGGCCATCGCTTTGCGATTCAGTTCAACGCCAATCGCTGCTTCGCGGTTCACCAGATCCCAGTCGATCGGTGGTTCCTGATCTTCTGCCTTGTCTTTCTCGGCGTCCGCTCGGCTGTTCGGCGCTGTGAGCAGCTGGCGCCACAGCTTTTGCTGCTTCTCGGCTTCGTCTAGATCGCCCTTGTCCCTGGCTTGTTGCATGGCCGCCCAGGCCTGGGCATGAGCAGGAATGTCCATGGCTACTCGGCCTCTTCCCAAGCAGCGTAATGCCGGTCTACGGAACGGCGGAACCGGCGCAAATGGCTGGGGCCAAAGATCCGGTCGCGGGCTGCTTCTGCCTGCTTTCTCACCTTGTCTGGTATCGGTGGCAGCAGGCCCACTTGCCGTTCAGCCTCGTCAAATTCCATGCCGGCTTTCACAAGGGCATTGGCTTGGGTGATGCGCTGCAAGGCATTGGGGACCTTCTCGTCGCCGTTGGCTTCACGCCAAGCGTCGTCATGGGCCTCGATCACCTTCTTGTAGGCCCGTTCAGCGTCCCAGGCCTGGCTTCTCACCCGGTCCAGGAAGTCGGCGATCGACGGCTTGATTCGCTTGGCGCCGCGGCCACGCCGTTCGACTTGAGCGTTCACGTTCATGAGGGTGCCGCCCATGACGAACAACGCCACGGACTCCTCTCTGGCCACATCAAGAGGCAGGCGCCTCGTTTTTTGCCTTGCCAGTCCCCAGTCAATCAGTGAGGGGGTTCCATCGGGCCCCACCAGGATGTTGCCCCCGTGCAGATCGCCATGGTCCAGGCCTGAGTCGGCCATGATCCGCGCAAGCCTGGCGACTCCTTTGGCATACCGGGTCAATGCGCCTGGCTTGGACAAGATGGCCTCGGCCTCGGGGGTCGCCCGCAGCGCCCGGTGATCCTTGGCCAGCGGGGTGCCAGGTTGCATCCGGTACGCAAAGGCAAGCCGGCCCCCGGCCAGCTCCGTCACCTCGCCAATCGGCTCGGGCCCGATGCCCAGCTCAAACGCCTTCTGCATGTTGGCTCGCTCCCGCTCGACCATGTTTCGGCGCTGCGTCCTTCGGTCCACGCCTGGATTGGCCTCCAGTGGATCGCCATTGGTCAGCCGATCGACTTTCACCACCACGGGTCCGGCCGGTGTCTCGGCCAGATAGGTGTCGCCAAAGGCCCCGCCTCCCAGAGCTTTTACCGGCGCCTTCCCGTTGATGAGCAGCTGGCCCTGTTCGTTGCTGCCAAGGACCACCCGCCCCTGGCTCGCCGCCGTGTTCCCCGTCGCGGGGGGCTCTCCTTTGCGGCAGCGCTTTTTGGCGGAGATGTACCCCTCGCCGCACGGCTTGCCCTTCTCACCGCCGGCCAGGTCCAGGCTCATCTGGCCTGGGGCCTGCCTGATCCGCGCATCGAGCCGGACCAGCCGTTCGCAGGCTTCATCCAGCCGGCGTCCCATTTGCGGGTGACTGGCTTTCATGATTCACCACGCTCCCGGCGAATGCGCACTGCCCGGAACACATTGTTGAGACCCCAGATCCAGTCGCCATAGCCGGGGTCTCGCCCGCCATTGCCCTGCCGGCGCTGCTTGCGCTCCGGGGGCTTGCCAGTCTCCTCCCCATAGGAGCGCTTCCGCTGCTGCAAACGCTTCTGGGCCGGGCTGGTGGTGCCCAGATAGCGGCTGGCCTCCATAAACACCATCGCGGCCTTCAACCGCTCGTCATCCACGCCGCTCAGTTGGTTGCGGGCCAGGCTGCGCTGGTAGTCCAGGGCCTCCTTCTCGCTGCCATGCACGCTGGAGTCCGCCTCAAGGTTGTAGGTCAGCTCAGCCCGGTCAATCCCGGTCATTCGCACGATCTGGTCAGTGGCCCAGTTCAGTTCATCGGCGCTCATGCGCTGGGCGACGGCAGCCTGAAACAGGCTCCCCCCGAGTGACTGGTCCCCGTAGCGGAGACCATCACTGATGTAGCCGCGGTCGTTGAAGAACTCCTGGTCGTTCTTCTCCGCGAACTTCTTGAGCCCCTTCGGCCTGGGCAGGCCCTCGCCCTTCGGTTCGATCGGTTGAAGCCGCGCTGGCTTTTCCTTTGGCCGAACCACCCGCGGCGTCGCGCCCTCGCTGCTGGTGCTGGAGCCCGCGGCCGTGGCCTGGCCGGCGCCCTGTGGTGTCGCCTTGGCACCAACAAAGGCACCCTCGCTCATCCAAGAGCCGCCGGGATACCAGTGCCCGTCTGGCCCGTATTCGCCGCCGGGCTTGGCGCGGCGCAGCTTGACCTCCACCGATGGCTTGCGGCCGGTTTTGGCTGCCTCGGCCTTGCGGCGCTCGCGCTCTGCCCTGGTCACGGCACGTTGCTCGACGGCCTCAGCTCGCAGGGCCTTGGCTTTGGCCATGGCTTCTTCGGGCTTGAGCACGCCGATACCGCGGGGTGCGATTTCACCTCGGGCCAGCTGCTGCAACCTTGAGATGCGCTCTTTGCTGACGCCAGCACGGGCTTCTTTGCGGCAATCCTTCTGGACGCTGATGCAGGAACTGCCGCAGCTGTAGCCCGTGCTGCAACGTCGCTTGATTGCATCGAGCCTGGCGAAGAGCCAGTCCAAGGGCCCCTGGGAGTCGCTGCGGGCCGCCGCCTGCAGCTTGGCCTCTGCACGCTGCAGCCGCTTGGCCAGGTCACTTCGCTCGTTTTGGAGCTTGTTGGCCATGGCCGTTTTCCTCTGGCCCGTGTAGCTCCAGCCCTTCTCGCTCATCCGCTCTGCTTTCCACTGCACATTCAGCTGGGCGTACATGTCCTGCTCGCTGGAGATGCCATTGCTGTTTTCGATCTGGTCAGCGGTGGCGTCGCCCATCCGCCATTCCCGCCTGCGGCCCCAGTCTTCTGTTCGCCACGCGCCGACGCTGACCTCTGGCCGGGATGACAGCTCCACCTCATCCCAGTCCTTCTGCCATTTCTTTTCCAGCTCGCCGAGCTGGTGCTGGGCCATTCGCAGCCGGGCGACGGTGCGGGCAGTGCTTTGAAGGCCCTTGAACTCCTTTCGATCCAGCGGGTCGGTGTAGCCCATCAGCTTCAGGGCTGATTCGGCGCTGACCACGCGGGTTTGGCCCTGGTGCTCGACCTCAAATTGATGCACCACGTTGCGGCCGGTCTCGACGTTGGCGATGCTCTTCTCCCAGTCAGACACCCGGCGCTCGACCACCTCGCCTCGCTGGTCCTGCACCTCTTCTGTCGTCCACTGCCAGGTGTAGCCAATGAGCCTGGCGCCGCTGGGTCCGGTGATCGGGCTCTCAAGCGCCACCCGCTCTTTGGGCCGGCTGCGGCGTGCCTCAACTGGGGCAGACCCTGGGCCGCCTGCCTCAGATGAGGCGGTTTGAGGGTTTGCACCTCCAGCGCTTTTCTGGCAGGTCTTGTCCCTGGAGATCCACCCCCTACCGCACGGCTGGCCCTTGCCGCCGCCGCCAAACAGATCCAGCTGGCCTGGGGCGGCCTTGACCTTGGCGTCCAGTCGCCGCTCCAGCTGCAGCAACCGCTCTGAGATCTCTGCGGTGGTGGCCATCTCAGCTCAGCCAGAAAACGAAGCGCCGCACCCGCTCCTCGCGGGAATCGCGCCGGGTTCCACCTGGGAAGTCGTCCTGGCGGATCTGGGCCATCAGAGCGTCAAACATTGGCTCCATCGCCTCGGCTTGCTCCCTGGTGGGCCACAGCGGATCGCCAGTGGCTTGCGTGAGATAGCTGTTCTCTCGTCCGGCCTTGGCCAGCTTCAGCTGGCAGTAGGTCTCAAACGAACGGGCAAACATCTCCTCACGCGACTGCCAATACTGATCGCTGATCATCATTCCCTGCTTTTTCTTCTCTCTGATTGCGCGGTACACCTGCTGGATGTAGCCAGTTGTTTCCCATGACGCCATCACGCCGCGCATGGCGGCTCTTTTCTCAGGGCTGCCAACCCCCTGGGTCAGGAATGACCGGCCACCTGCGGTGTAATTGTCCAGGGCGTGGCCCCATTCATGGGCCAGCGTGCCGATGCCTTTTTTGCGGGTCAGGTTGATCACCTTCATGCCTGGCTCGTAGTGAGCCATGGCCGTGCCCTTGCCGCGGGCCCCGATGGCCAGGCCCAGCGTGCCCTTGAGGCTGATGGCTTCATCAGGCAACTCCAGGATGTCCGCCAGGTCCACCAGGGCCTCGGCGGCCTTCTGGACGTGATGCTTGCGCTCGTCATCCGTGACGGAGTTGCCGTATTGCAGGCCGCGGAAGCCTGAGCGTTTGATGATCTGCTCGGTGGCGGCCTCCACAGAGCCGCCGACACTGCGACCGCCGACACGCCGGGCAGGGGCCACGTACAGATCAGCCGCGCTGAAGCGCTTCTTGCCGCTGCCTTCCTTGCCAAATGCCGCGGCCAGGGTGGAGCCCTCGATGATCCTGGTGGCTGCCTCTGCAGCCCTGCCCATGGATGTGGCGGGGTTCTGGCGCCAGTCCGCGCCAACATCGGCGGCCAGGGCCTTGGCGAACGCTTCCATCTGCCCGTAAACGCTGGTGCTGCCGCGCTTGGTCAGGCGCCTTTGCATGTCCACCAAACCGTTGGCCACTGGGTTAAACGGGTCCCCATAGGTGCTCTGGTAGCCCTGGCCCTCGGTCTTGCGGTACTGGCTGATCAGCTCCGATAGGCGCCTTTTCAGGGCCGAGCGCACGTCGCCGGCCGGCATGTCCTTGTTGGCCTCGACAAAGCTCCGCACGGACTGGAAGGCGTCGAAATACTGCTTGCGCAGGGTCTTCGCGTCGGCCGCCTCGATCGTCCGGCCGCCATAGGTCATCCTGTCCCGCGCCTGCCGGCTTTCCATGTCGGAGAGGTAGTCCGCCACGGCCTTCGCCGACAGGCCAGGGAAGGCTTTCAGGCAGTAATGGGCCTCCAGGCGGGAGAGGCAGTTGGTGGGCTCGATCCCGGCGATCAGATCCGTCGGGAAGTTTTTGAGCATGTTGTCCCGCGTGATCAGCTTCTCGGCCTGACCAGAGGCCTCCGCCTCCTCGATCGTGCGGAAGGCATTGCGCTTGTGCCGGGCCGAGTTGGCCAGGTCCTCACCAGCGTTCTGGACCGAGGATTTGCGAGCGAACGCATAGTCCTCGTCCTGCTCAACCGGTTTGGCCTTGGTTCGCGGCGAGCCCGCTGGCGGGGCCGCCTTGGCTGCTTGAGCCGCCTGGCGCTGCTGCTTGATTTCGGAAGCCCGCGCCTGCCGGCCGGCGGCCAGTTGCTCGGCCTTGGTGGCGGCCTCGACCGGCTTTAGGGTCCCGATACCGCGGGGTGCGATTTCACCTCGGGCCAGCTGCTGCAGGCGGTTGATCCGTTCTTTGCTGATCGCAGAGCCGGCTTCCTTTCGGCAGTCCTTCTGAACCGAGATGCAGGTGCTGCCGCAGCCATAGCCCGTCACGCATTTGCGCTTGACTGCATCGAGCCGTGCCTCGATCTCGCCCAACAAGGCCTGCCGTAGGCACAACTGAACCTTCATCACGACCGCCCGCTATGGGGGCAGTATTGCGCCGCT